GTACCGGAGTGTGCTTAAGCAATCCTGGTCGAAGGACGTATTCCTGCGCACGTTGTGGGAAAACCTGCTGTTGTCTGCCGCCCGTCAGCCTTACACAGCAAACTTCAAGGGTCGCCAATGGCCGCTGTTAACCGGACAACTGGTAACCACCTCAGCCGATCTCGGGCTGAATTTATGCGACAGGGAAGGGAAGCCATGCAGTCGTCACGCCGTAGACAGGATGCTGGATGTTTTCGAGCGTGAAGGGATGATTTCTCGCTCAGGAGAGAAGAGAAAAGGCTCTGTGATAACCATCACAAATTACGCTGAATATGCTCAAAAAATGGACGATTCACCCGCGCATTATCCTGCGCATATCTCCGAGCTTAATGCCGAGCATGGCGAAGCCAGTAATGCCGCGGCTTCCGATGGTAGTGCCGCACATAAGGCCGAGCATTTAGCCGAGCGTTTCCCCGAGAATCATGAACAACAAAGTAATAACAACAATAAAAACATTAAAAGATCTTCGTCGAAGAATTCTCACGAATTCACCGACGACCGTCTGAAGAAATTTTTATCTGCTCATCCTGAAGCGGTGATTTACACACCGACAGGTGCCAAGTGGGGAACCGCTGACGACCTGAGAGCCGCAGAGTGGATCGCCATCCGGGTGAAGAAAATAAACCCGACCTGCAAAGAGCCTGACCTGAAAGCCTGGGCAAATGACGTTCGCCTGACTAACCAGATTGACGGGCGGACACATCGTGAGATTTGCGACCTGTACGACTGGGCCAGCAAGCACCACTTCTGGCAGACCAACATCCTCTGCCCGGCCAGCCTGCGCAAGCAGTGGGACAAGTTGACGATGCAGCGCGCTGCATCAGGAACTGAGGTTTCCGCCGCTGGCAAACCGAAAGTTGACATGAATAACACCGACTGGATACACGGGGTGAAATTATGAAAAGCTTTGCTGAGCAGATGCACAACTTCGACCGCGAGCAGATGCGCCGCGTTGCGCACAACCTGCCTGAACAGTACGACGATCAGCCAAGCATCGAACATGTGGCGCAGATCATCAACGGCGTTTTTACCCAGCTTCTCGCCGCGTTCCCGGCGGCAATGGCCGGTCGTGATCAGGCGGAGATGAACGAGATTCGCCGTCAGTGGGTTATGGCTTTTCGCGAGAATGGCATCACCACCATGGATCAGGTCGCTGCCGGTATGCGTGTTGCCCGCCGCCAGGCAAAACCATTCCTCCCGTCGCCGGGACAGTTCGTCGCCTGGTGCAAGGAAGAGGCGCGCGCGTTCGGCATCACTGCTGACGACGTTATGACCGAGTTCTGGAAGTGGCGAAAGATGGTTTTTCAGTACCCGAGCAGTGAGCAGTACCCATGGCCGCAGCCTGTTCTCTATCACATCTGCCTGGAGCTTCGCCGCCGCAGCATTGACGGCCAGTTAAGCCAGAAAGAGCTGCAAAACGCCGCTGCCGATGTACTGGCGTACTGGAAAAAACGAGCTGCTGAAGGGCATCCGGTGCCGCCTGTACGCCGCGCCTTGCAGGCACCGAAGTCAGAGCATGGCCCAACCCCTGCGCAGATACTCAAAGCGCGCTATGAACGCATGAGGAATGACGGCAATGGATGAGAATCATCCGAAAACTAAAACTCTTAGGCTGGTCATGTAATTGTATTTTGATTAACCTCTACTCACTACAAACTTCGTAAGATGGATTTTATGGATGCAAAATTAATAGCCCAAGGAATAGTAGATGGACTAGCTTCTATTCCTGAAGGCGTTTACTTGTCGGCGGTGAGAACTTGGGAATCTCTGGGGCTTATAGACCGCCAGACCAGAGCACGTAATGAATATGAAACAGAGCGATTCATGCGTGTTTTCAGAGCACTCGCCTCCAGTGAAGCACCAATAAGGCAGCTTATAACCGTTGTTATCACTGATTTTTATTCCAAGTTAGATGAGAGTGGAAAGAAAGCGATAAATGATAAAATGGGCTATTCAGATGCAAAAATGGGTAGTCGTACAGGTGCGCAATTTTATCTGACTAAAATTATCGCGGATAAGATTATTGCGCGGGTGACAACATCTAAACTTGGGGGATACCTCTTACGTGGTTCCTCCACTCTGGCTTTTAATGTGATTATGATCCAAGGCATAATTGAAGAAGCAGCCAGAGCATCACGCAGGCTTGGCAATAAGTATCCTTCAACTTATATGAAAGTTTCTCCCATGAATCTGGATATGGTCTACTTTCTCGTTGAAAAGCCATTGGAACCTTACCTCATGTACAACCACAGTCACCCAATACAGTGTAAAGGGATACAGAATGAAATCTGCAAAATCCTCGCAAAATAGCGTGTCGAAGAAAGTATGGATACATGCAGTCGATATGTTCGACGCCTTCGGTAGAGGTATATTATCTATTGCGGCTTTTACTTGTCTTTTTATTTTTGATGGGTGGTTATATAAGTTAGTTGGCTTTTTTGGTTGTTTCGCATTGATCTGCCTGATTATCTATCTTTCAGATAAGCTTAAGGGTAGTGATGCATAAGGTTTTTATGTAACCAGTCCTGGAATCTGAATATGACACTTTTTCCGAAAAAAAAACTCGAACCTGCCTTATTTATATCGGAAGTCCCTGCTCCTATGCAGAGGGAGTAAAAACGAAATGTTTAGAATCTCTTCTGCTTAAAATTTGGGAATTCCTAGGGCTTCAATCTACCAGTCTGGCTGGAGAGAGGGGTGACCTACATTTGTTCCTTTGGTGTTGCCGGTAGCCTGCTTGTTTTGATGGCCAGCGATGAAAGCGGCATTTTCAGATGAGGAGAGGGAATCATCTGGTCTGGGCAAAATATTTACTGACAGGACTAAGTATGGTGTGGTGACCGAACACGCTTATCAAAGCCGGGTAGAACAGGTGCTTTGGAAACTGGAGCAACGCGACGCCTAACTCATTCGACGCGGTTGAGATTATCTTGTATTTTAGTTTTCATAGTCATTTAACTGTTTGAATGGCTCACCCTATAAATTTAGGTGGGGCTATTTTGTGAGTGCGTCAAAATGATATTCGAATTCATAAAACAACATTCAGAGCTAGCTATTTCCTTGCTTTCAGCTACCGCGGCTATTGCATCTGCGTGGGCGGCAATTGCGAGTAGGGAGACTGCCGCAAAAGCACTAAAAATCCAAAGCAGGATGAGCCTTTACGAACTATTAAAGTCTACTGCTGAGAAAGCTAATTCATACTCGAAGGGTAAGAAGGGCACTGAATGGGATTTTTACGATGCAGCTAATATTGTCCGATGTTTAAGTCTGGCAATGGGGAGTATCCTGAATCATACCGAAAAAAATAATCAGGACGATATCAAAGAGTTAAAGCGATTCTTCATAAGCCAATTAAACATGGAGCTTTTTGAAGAGCTGAACTATCAAGTGGGTCCTGATGCGTTCTTCCGTGGAGATGAGATAACCAGTATGACAAGCGATATCTACACAGATTGGATGAGGGCTATCGAATTCTTTAACTTCATGATAGTTACAGATGAAGATCTCAAAGACTAAACGTCAAGCAACATTTGATTTAGCATAATCAACCCGCCATAATATCAATGCCGCTGGATTGAGCCCCGGCGGTACCTTTGCGCTAACGGGGACGTTATGCGCACACACAACGAGCAAATCACCTTGTCACAGATGCAGAAATGCACCTGCGATTTTCTGCATTCTGCGGTTTCCGTTAAGGAGGCCGTATGAACCTGCCAGCAGACGGCATCAAACTTCACCGCGGCAACTTCGCCGCTATTGGCCAGCAGATACAGCCGCTGCTGGATGCTGGCCAGTGCTTCCGCCTTCAGGTCAAGCCGTGGCGCGAGAAGCGCAGCCTCTCTCAGAACGCACTCTTTCATCTGTGGATGGGAGAGATCAGCGAATACCTCATCAACTCAGGGCGCGCCGACGCAACGCCTGAATGGGTTAAGCGCAACCTCAAAAAGACTTACCTCGGCTGCGAAGAGGTCACCTATACCGATTTCATCACCGGCACCAAAGAAACCACCTGGGAACCGCGACATACCTCGCGCCTTGACACCGGTGAGATGCATATCTTCATGTGCAAAGTTGAAGCCTGGTGCGCCCAGTTCGGTCTGGCAGTGACTATCCCGTCCGGCTGCGAATTTCAGCAGCTGCGCGATAAGCAGGAGGCATAATGCACAGCCCTCTCGCTAAAGTCATTGAGCGCGCAATCTTCCGCATGCCAGCGCGACGCCGCAAGGCTGCTCCTGCACCTTCCGAAATCCCAACACTGAAGGGCTACACCGCCCGTCTCGTCGATCAGAAGTGGCTGCGCCTGGCAGCGAGGAGAAAGCATGCATAAATTACCTCGCCGCAAGTGCAAGGTTTGCAACGAATGGTTCATTCCAGCCTACGCCAATATCCGCTGGTGCTGCCCGGAGCATGGTGCCATTTATGCCATGGAGCTGCGTGCCAAAGAGAAGGTGAAGGCCGAGGCGAAGCGCATCAAGGCTAAACACGAAGCTGATAAAGCTGATCGCAAACGCCTGGCAGAGAAAAAGCAGCAGGTTAAGCCGCTTAGCTACTTCATCAAGCAGGCGCAGCAGGCTTTCAATGAGTTCATCCGGTACCGAGACCGTGAAGAGCCATGCATCAGCTGCGGTCGTCACCATGAAGGCCAGTATCATGCAGGGCACTTCCGCACGACCGGTGCCAACCCTGAATTGCGCTTCAACGAAGACAATGTCCACAAGCAATGCGCGCCCTGTAACAACCACCTTTCAGGAAACCTGATCGCATACCGCCCGGCACTGATCGCCAAAATCGGCCAGGCGCGTTTTGATGCTCTGATGGGGCCGCATGAAATGCCGAAATGGAAGCGCGAGGACTACATCCGGATCCGCGATGAGTACCGGGCAAAGCTTAAGGCAATGAAGCAGGAGGAAGCAGCGTGAGCAGAGAGTCATTCGATAACTATGAGCGCGATAGCCTGCTGCGCGCCGAAGGCCAGTACCGGCACCCGCGCGGCAAACCGGGCGACAACACAGCACAGAAAATTATCCGCAACAGTGAGCGCCGCAAGGCAGAATCAAAAAAGAGAGAAGGGGCAGCCGCATGAAACTGGAACTTACCGCAGATCAGTATCGCTGGATTGATGGGCAGCTCCAGTTGTGGGGCGCATGGGTGCAGACCGGACGTATTGATAAAGCCATGATCAACATGATTGCCAAGTTCATGGCGGCCGTTGAACCGCAGCAGACAAGCCGCCCTGTATGCAGTGATGATGACGGCATGCTGATCAGCCAGGTCATCGGCAGCCATCTGAAAGCCGTTGACGAGAACGCCTACAAAATGCTCCTGGCCTATTACGTCTACCAGTCCAGCGAAATCCGCATCGCTACCTGGCAGCACGCAGTCGCCTGCCCGCGCCTGATGAAGACCCGTGGAGGCAATCAGTATAAGAAGCCGAGCATCTCCACGGTACGCCGGGAGGTTAAAGAGGTGCTTAACGCTGCGCTGTTCTGTCTTTACCAACCGATGCAAAATGCATTCATCGTTCGCGATAATGCGAAGAAAATCGCAAAAAATGTTCATTACTCGCTTGCTTTTCAATGAACAAATGAGCAGAATAAATCGTATATGCTGCCCTTGTTGTGTGTGACATGAAATTTTAAATGAAGCCTCGCCATCGTGCGGGGCTTTTTGCATTCAGGGCCGGAAGCTCATTTGGTATGAGCGGTCCCCTCATAAGGGAAGGGTAGACAGGTTCGAATCCTTCACGGCCCACCAAACCCAGCCAGGGTATCTTCGGCAGAATAACCGACATTGCCTTACCCGCGTATTGCCAGCTTAAACGCTGGCATTTTTTATTTCAGGCCACGGGCAATCAACTCCAGATCGCTTTGTCGTTAAATGCAGCCCGATGGCCTGACCCCATTTCCTTATGCACAGCACCCCGACTTAATCGGAGGTGAGAGAAATGTCCAACATGAGCAAATTAGCTTCTGGCGCTGCCTATGGCGCATCAGCCGGGACGGTAGCCAATGGCGTACTGACCCGGCTCAGCCCTGATGAATGGAGTGCCGTTGGCGTAATAGCCGGCATTGTTGTGGCACTTCTGACATTTGGCATCAACTGGTATTACAAACGCAAAACCACTCTGGCGCAGATTGAGTCTTACCGTCGCTGGCCTAACCCCGCAGCTTTTAAGGAGGAGTAATGCC